ATTGTACATCAGATATTATTAAAATCAAACTATGTTAAGATTTATTGAATTAAAAAATATCTTTAATAATGATTAATAAGTAACTTATAATGGAAATAATAGCGCATCATGAATTAGATTTTAATTATGGACTATCAAAAACCTTGCCAGTATTCAATAAGATTAATAGATAGGTTGAAATCACTGGATACTAAAAATGTATTGGATTTTGATTTGATTAATAAGGCTATTTACTGGGCTAGAAAATACCATGGTGACCAGAAAAGGCAAACAGGAGAGCCATACTATACTCATCCTCTGGAAGTAGCTTATATGGTATCCGATTATTTATTTCGTACAGATATCATAATTACCTCCATACTCCATGATACTATAGAAGATACAGACCTTACTTTCGAAATAATAATGGAAGAATTTGGCGAGAAGATAGCTAATCAAGTTATAGATCTGACTAGGATCAAAGGAAACGGGATTAAGATCAGTTCTACTGAAATGGTAGAACGATTATTCACTCAAAATAAATATGAATTGCTGCTTGTTAAAATGTTTGATCGTATACATAACATGCAAACCTTAAAAGTAAAATCACCTCAAAAACTTAAAAAAATATTAGACGAAACGATAAATACTTTCTTATTGGTAGCGTTATATTTAGAACTGTCTGAGCCTTATGAATATCTAAAGAAACTCTGCTCTAATATAATATTTGAGGAAGATGACCTAAATTTACATTTAAAGGGAACAGAGATATTTACCTTACCTTTTCTAAATTCTTGAAATGCTCTACCCCAAACTTAAAACTTATGACCATCGGTATTATTATAAATAATATGCCCCAGTAACTGAATTTCTCGGTTAAATACACTAATCCAAAAGAGGTAATAATATATACTAAAGCACGTGATAATGCATATAAAAAGCTTGTGTAAGTGAAACGTTTAAATACCGGAAAGTGTACATAGAAAACTCCTGCTGCTGGTGAAGGATCAGCACAAAATAAACATAAAGTAGCTTGTAAGATAAACAAATGATAAGTAGTAGTAATATGAGATAATAAATATGGAACAAGAAGGATAAGAATAGAAAATATAGCTAATCTAACTTGTAAGATTTTTAAAGGATGAATTTTATAACTTAAGTAAGTGAAAAATATTAACCCAGCTAGGTCTATTAAAGAAAGCTTGAAAACATGATTTATAATATCTTGAGGGACATAATGAAAGTGAATTTTTAACAAATTAGTTAAATATATATATATGAAATAAAAGCATACAGGTCTTGAACATTGAATAAAAAAATAGGCTAAGGCAGTTTGTTTGTTTACCTCTTTGTTCACAATAAAGCTCTTTTCTATGACGTTTAGATTTCCTCCTAACTGATTAACGCTATTCTTTAATTTAAGTTTTGCATTAACGAATTCAGGTGTTTCTCTTAAAGCGGTTCTAGCTACCGATCCAATTAGAGCTATCCCCGTTCCTGCCCAAAAAGCAAGTCTCCAATTTAGGTCGAAAGTTAATACAAAAGAGGCTATAGCTAAAGCTATGGTTCCACCTAAAGCAGAAAAAATATTTATTGATGTCACAACTGGATATCTTAGAGGAGGTTTAGTAGATTCTGTCAAATAAAGCTCGGCTCCTACAACTTCTTCCATAGAAGACATACCTTGAATAATACGACATATAGTTATCAAGTAAGAAGCAGTAATACCTATCTGAGCGTAAGTAGGTAAATTGGCCATGACAAAACAAGAACCAGCCATCATAAAGGTTGTGATAATTACAGTCGCTTTGCGTCCTATAGTATCGCCAATATAGCCAAATATTAAAGCTCCAAAAGGTCTAAAGATAAAGGTAGCACAAAATGAAGTAGCGGTTATTATACTAGCTGTATGAGGGTCAGTTTTAGGAAAAAACAACTCATTAAGTAACACTGCCATATGAACGTAGAGCATCAAGTCAAAATACTCAAGAAACGTGCCGATAGATAATAAACCCACAGCTTCTTTCTGCTCTTTTGTAAGGCTACGTTGCTCGGCTATCATAAATATGACCATAACTTAATTTCTTTACATATTAGTAAAACAAATTAAATTTAGTTGTAAAAATGATTTTTATTAAAAATAAACATTAAACTTGTAACAGTGCTTTTTAAACCACATTTTGGGGTCTAAACGTAAACCTCAGATTTTTCCGAAATTGCAATCAACAAATCTACTTAGAGGCGTTGTTTTCCTGATTAGTTTGCTCAAGTTTTTGGACTTCTCTAAGCAAAGTAACAGGAGTGTATCCTGTAATCTGTTTCATACTTTTGCTAAAATTTACAGCATTAATATTTGTTGGTGTTTCTGCAAATTTAATAGCTAAGTCCAATGTTTTCTTATCAGTTAATAAATGAGCAAGACCAGAACCTCCAACTACTGCTAAAATGGTTTTTTCTGGCGCAACTACCGCAGATGCTCCAGTTAAAATCGAAATAAGATCAAAAGTTTTTTGAGTTACAGCTGTCCCAGATGGATTAGGAATGTTTTTATTTTTAATCGCCATCGCTCTTGCAACCTTGCTAAGCTTATCTAAACGCTCAAAAGTTTCTGGAGTAGTAATTTTTTGTAATCTAGCTCTATTTTGCTCATCGTTAAGTATTTTTGACAAGCTATTGTAAGACATTTCACCAGTGGCTGTATTTTCCACTTTACCAAACATATCTTCCAATTCTTTCCTACGAGAGAATTTAGTATATAATTTATCCGCTTCTTTATGATAATTAAACCAATCTGAATTAGTTTTACCATATTCTGCTAAATCATTATTAATAGCATTATAAAGTCTTTTAACCATTCCAGACGCTTTCTTTTCTTTTTGCCAGTTAACGCTTGTATCTTTCCAATCTACAACTTTACCAAGAGAATCTTGACTTGCTACTAAATCCTCAACTGGGCTTGGAATTCTCTTAATGCCCATAGGAACAAATTTATCTTCATAATCATTAATAATACTAAGTACTTTTTTCTCGCCAGCAGATAAAGAAGCAGATTTTGCCAATTCTGCTTTAATGCTCTCAGTAATAGATGTTACGTTCTTTGGAACTATTTGAGCTTCTTTGGGTAAGGCTTCACGAGAATTTGAATATAATTGCCTTATCTTATCTTCAACCCCAGCAAGTTCATTAGCAGACAAAGCACTATCATAGGCTTTGTCTAATTCTTTCATAACCTTATTAGCCATTTCTGAATATCTTTTACCCATAACTCCACTAGCTACAGGAGTTTTGCTTAAGAACTGATCAGCTAAAGCAATTGCTTTTCCCTCACTTGCCGCGGCCTTTGGCAGTGCAATATCTAACCCTTGAGCAGCCTTTGCTGCTTCTAAATTCAGTTTGTTTTTACCAAGTCCAACAGCAGAAAAAGCTGCACGACCAGCAAAGCCTCCAACTCCTTTGGCTAAAGACGGCGCAGCATTTACGGCAAGATTAGCAGCAAGACCTCCGCCTATTGCCTCGGCAGTTCCCGCTCCTTGATCAGCTAAATAAGAGGTTGTCCCGCCCATTGCAGCAGCTCCCACAGCTTGCAGCGGACTAGTATTACCAATCATGCTACCAAGTTTGGCTACCCCTCCAGATGCGGTTTTTGCAAGGCCTCCACCAGTTAGAAATGATGCACCAGTTTTTAATCCCTCATTAATATATTTCTGATCTTCTGGGGTCGTTGTATATCCGCCTGTGGCAGTATCAATTCCTTGATCAATAGCTTCTGTTGCTGATGGAATAAGAGGAACGGGAGCTGTCATTTCTTCAGCAGGGGCGAAATCAAAAGCGTAAGGATTTGCCTGATAATTACCAGCGGCAACTTGCGCATTTTGAGCCATTGCAGGTAAATTATAAGCAAGGCTTAATGTATCAGGTATTGCGCCAGATACTCCCGCAGCTACGGCTTTTGCTCCTGATGCTATCCTTTGACCAATACTAGGTTCAGATGTTACTTTCTCTTGTGGATTATCAAACTCTTCCCAAAAATTGTTTGTAACCTGTTTATTCTCAAAGCCGCTATCAAATTCCACCCAGAAATTATTTTTGCTCATCAATTACCTTAGCCCCTTTGCTTTTCCAATATTCTACCTGAGCCGCTGGTATTGATCTTGTGCTACCATCAGGCGCAGCCATAGTAACAATTCTATTATTAGTCGTTACAGGTTTAAATCTTTCTTTAACTACATTCTGCACTGCTAGAGAATTATAAGGTTCACTATAACCAAATTGATTTTCCACTACATCACGGGTTAAATTGTCTTTCTGTATTTGATTATCAAGCTGCGCAGATCGCTCTAAAGCTACCTGAATTGCTGCATCTGGATTTGTTTTTAAAGATGGTAACCCAGCAATAAAAAGAGCAATATCATAATCAGAAGTAGCCCCTGCAAACATATCTTTTATTCCTGTCATTAAGGGTTGTTGATACAATTCTATTAAAGCTTGGTTACGTTCGCTTTCTGTCCCAGATTTATTAACCGCTCTTTGTGCCATTTTTATTATACCGCTACCAGCTCTACCAAAAGCTTCTTTTTCTTTTGATATAAGACTTGCTATTTGTTTATAAGCATTACTTTGAGTCTCAAGTTTCTGATGTTCTTTAGCAAGACTATTAACCCAAGTTTGGTTGCTTTCTATAAGTTTATTCATTACTGGTTCGCTATATTTAGGCTTAGGAGCTTGCATCTCATTTTGAATTTGATTTGCCTGTTGTTGATATACTCCCGCATGAGCTTGTTTTAAATTAACGTCTGCTCTTTTACCCTCTAAACCAAGTGCGTCTTCTTGTCTTTTCATATTAAATGCATAAGCAGCATCTTTAGCAAAACCAGCATTAAGAGGCATAAATTTTTCAAACCATTGATCGCCGTATATTGTTTGCGCCGCAGGTGCAACTGCACTAACTATCTCATCAGCAGTAATTTTGCGGTATTCTCCCGTCTCTGTATTTAAAGCAAGGCCATATCCTCCGCTTGGATTCCAGCTATCCCCCTCTAGATTCTCAAACCCAGGAATCATTTGCGCCTTGTTAATTAAATCCTTAAACATCATTGTCGCTCTTGGATCATTTGAATTTACGGCAGATGCAAACTCAGCAACAAGCGGTGTATATTTTTGCCCGAATTCATTTACAGCTAATTGACGCCCTTGTTCTTGTTGTATTTGCGCCTCAATCTCAGCGGCCTTTGCTGTAATACGTCCAGCTTGCTCCAGCATCGGTGATAGCTTCTGCCTTCTTTCCTCTGCTGCTGCGCCGCTAATACCTGCTCCCATACCAGAAAGCATTGCATTAGACATTCTTTGTGCTTCCCCAACAGCAGGTTGATTACCAACTTTAGAGAAAGCATCACCTAAATAATCAGCAAACCCTTTTTTATCTACTAAATCCTTATATTGTTCTAATGATTCTTTATATCCTGTTGACTTCATTATTTGTCTTCCCCTGTTGGTAAAAATTTATTAATTATCCCTTTACCTAAAGCTCCCGAAGCAGCGCTAGTAAACGCACCTAACATCTCTCTCATTGGGTTGCTAGTCATGCTATATCTTTGATATTGCGCATTATTTAAGCCAGCAACTCGGTTAGCATCAACAGCTCCAGCATTGATTGATTGTTGATTACCTGCGTTTAAAGCATCAATACCTGCTGCTGTTAAAAACTTTTGCCTATCCTGATCTAAGGTTGATAGTGCTATTTCTTTCTGAATATCCTGACCTCTTAATTGCATTTGATTACCTGTTTCAGTGCCAAATCGTGCTAGTTCAGTATTAGCTTGGTCTTGCATTAACTTGCCTCTATTCATTAGATTACCAATTGCCTGTTGTTTTAATCCTTGCGCAAGTTCCGCTTGTTTTAGTTCCGCTTCTGCCATAGCGTTCGCCCTCTCACGTGCTAAAGCAATTTGCATCCCAAGAGCCGTTGAACTATTAGATAACCCCATCTTGCTAAGTTTAGTATCTATAGCTTGTTGTTTAAAATCAAAACCACGATCTAAAGCATTGTTGACAGCTGTTTTATAGTTATTAATTAATTCCTGATTTTGCGGTATTAAATAAGGACTGGTAGCTTCTAATTGTTCAATAGCCGTTCCAAGTCTGGTCATAGCCTCACTTAAAGCTATTACCTCTACTGCCCTTTCATCAATATTACGCTCTGGAGACATCCTAGCAGTTCTTCCATTCGGATTAGTAAAGTTCATACTAATTTTGCCATCAACCCCCCTGACTACATCCAACTTATCACCCATTAAGCCATCCATAATACTTACGAAATTAATAGGTGTATATTTACTCGCTATTGATTCCGATTCTGATAATTGCCTAATTGGCGGTGGTGGTTGTTTTGGTCTAAACCACTTCCTTACTCCTCCCATATTTTATACTCCCTTAATCATTAAATAATAATATGTTTTAGGTTCTCTGACATTATACTCCGTAAACCCTGCAAACTCAAGAAGTCTAGGGCTTACGTCAGTAAAAGCCGTACTATATAAAACCTTTAAACCAAATCCTTTAGCTACAGATATTAATTTACTCATTAAATCGCACTTAAGTTTTCTACTAACCCATCGATTACGCCACTTTGGTACAATCTCTATATGTACTTGTCCCCCGACGACGTCCTGTGGGTGTTCATATACAGTCAAATTTCCGACGTCGTCCCTGCCCTTTCTAATACTTAAATTAAAAATAACATCTTCAGATAAATTTAAATTGGTTCTTATTATTCTCATCTTATCCCGTAATTCCAAATTTTCTTAAAGCTACATATACATTATCTTCAAAATCGCTAATTGCAACAGGGACAAAACCCATTACATTCATAGGATCGCTACTAGCTATTACTAAATGTCTTCTTTGTATACGGAAATCAGGCGATAATATCCTTGATGTAAAAGGAAATCTTTTTTTGTCAGGGTCTTGCGCAAAATAAGCATATTCTTCCCCCGGTTTTAATCTGAGGTATGTATCATTTATAACTCCAGTAGCTAATTTATTTTTCGTAATACATTGAACTTTATTAAAATGCAGAGATCCAATAGTATTAGGCTTTATTTTATTAGGTGTTATAGTTCCATTTTTTACGTGCCTACGTAAAATAATTTTTGACCAATATAAACTTTCATTAGAGGGAAAATCTGGTAAAGTATTAGGAATTATACCAAGTTTATTAAAAGTAGTAATAGTGTTAGGGGCAAATTTATCGGTAGTAATAGAAAGATCATTAAAATTATTGCCTGTGATATTTAATGTTTCTCCTATCATTTCATTAGGTACTGCGGCATCTATTATATCCAGTATTTCCTGATGTAAATGTTCTTTTATAATTGATCCATTGGCAATATCGGCATAAGTAATAGCTCTATCCTCAATACTCTCAGTACTGATAAATCTATATTCTGGAACATCACCATTTCTATAAGTAAGCACCATATTTTCATATGTTGGACCAGATGCTACATCTAATTGCCCCGCATTATTTGAAACTAATACTTTTCCCTTAGAAGCATCTTTTTCTATTTTGGTAAAAGCAAGTGTTTTATCTGGAATAACTTGATCTAAACTTTTAAATGTAACAGAACCATCACCTACGTTAGTTATAAAGTAATTAACATTATCCATAACCCCGGGCAACGCTCCTGCTTGCATATCATTAACAGCTGGAACTATTACATCATTTAAATAATCTATTACTGAGGCAAATTGGCTATCAATATCAAAAGATTCAATTATTCTTTTATTATTACGTAAAAGCCTAAAAAAAGATAAATTACGTTCTAGTATATCAATCATTTATACCCCAAGTCTTGCTCTAATTACTGGATCAAGTGCTGATGCTGGTATTAGATTAGTACGATTGCTTCCCGGCCCAACACCAGCAAGCCACACACTATGATCTTGTATATGTTTTGGCTCTATTGCTCCATTTTCAAACTGATATTCATTTAATAATCTTGTATAAAATCCCCATCCCAGAGTAGGGCCAATTAAAGTATCTGTTATTGACTCATCTATAATATTATCAGATGTAAATGTATAATTAGCATCATCGTCAGTATTAGGGGCAGAATAACGAGTTTGTAAGCAAATATATTTTGGCCCATTACTGGTTGGTACACTATCAAGACCTTGTCCTCCAATCAATACTCCGTCTGCTATATGTCTATTTTCGATAGAATCATCATGCCAAGCAAAATTCCAAGCAGTTATACCATATTGTCTTTGCGTAATTATTTGTTGTTCAAATTTTCCAGCTGTTATACTATTGTCCTGTAAATTCGCCTCTGTAATTTGTGCCTCTGCAATATTTTCATTTAATATTACTTTAGGAGCGGCAAATAATGCCTCTCTTAAGGATTGTCCTAAATGTTCAATTTTAATCGCTCCTAAGGCTATATGGCCGCCTATTAAGGTTTTATTAGCAATATCACCAGTATTTACTTTGCGCCAAACGCTTGTTGTATTAGTCCTTGAAAATAATATTCCATCATTTAAATTACTAGCTACGTTATAGCCAAATTTTCCATCATTTCCCGCCCATACAATACAGTTTGGACTAATTGCCGCAAACTTGCTAAGTGGAATAGAATAATCAGGGAAAATATTGGAATCAATTTTTTGCCATTTAGTAGTACCATCACCAATATTAAGTAAACAAGCGTTTGCTAAAACAGGATTGTTTACTCCTATAAATTGACCTTGTACAAAGTCATTTATAATAGGAACTATTTTTGTATTTAAATAATCAATTAAATTATTAAATTGAAAATCCATATCTTCAGCATTTAATAGCATGCCACTATCACGTCTACTTTGGAAATATGCCGCATCTCTTGTAAATTGATCTATACTCATACTACAATCCTAATTTTTGTCTCCAATTAACGGGTATATTTTCTGGCCCTATACAACCATCAGCTAATAATTGCCCTATAGGTCTTGGTGTTCTTAGATTTTTCCAATTCCCATCAGAAGAATATTTTAAACGATTTCCATTCAGACTATTATCGGCTATACTTCTACTAGTGATTGCCCCAACTGCAATATTCCCAACATCAAAAGCTTTGTACCCTTCCGTAGCGCAATATAGACCTGACCATATTTGAAACCCAGGTACTATTTTAGTATGATCAATTGGTGATGCTACCCCGGGATAATGATTTATATATTTATGACTTGTGATAAAATTATTAGGAGCAGTATTACCTCCTAACGCAATTTGTGTGCCATTTAAGCCACATAAATAATTAAGCATTGATTGACTGAGCACATTAACAGTTATCGCTCCGTTAGATATTTTACTCGCAGGTATTGTATTTACTGCTATTAACTGATTTCTAATAATTGTTCTAACAAATGACCTCTCAAAACTTATGCCAAAATTTTCAGACCTTAGTCCCTCTAAAGCAATTTTTTCACTAGTTATTACCCTATTACTAATTGAGTCATTACCTACTATCTTTTTCCAGATAGGAGTATTCTGGACTCTTGCAGTTAAAGCTAGACCACCGCTACTAGGACTTACTGCTCTAAATATCTGATTATTATCGGTAGCTAATATTGAACCGGGATTTGCTTGCACAAGTTTATTAAGAGATAATGAGTAATCTGGTATATATTCGGCCTTAGGGAAATCCCATTTAGTAGTACCATCACCAACATTAATAAGGTTTTTATTAGCGTCTACTGGATTATTAGAACCGGGAATTTGACTTGAGATTAATTGATTTAATGTTGGAACTATAAATTTATTAATATAACTGCTAATAGTAACAAATTGTCTATCTAGATCACCAGCTTTTATAAAATCGCCTCTAGCTTGTACCCCGCCAAAATAATTTTTATTAATAATTAAAGGATTTAATGCCATTAATTAGCTCCTCCTGCTAGAAATAGTTTATTAAAAACAAATAAATCATTACTAGTGCCTGATAATTCAATCATTAAAGAGTCGGCAGTAAATCTAACTATTTCATGAGTAAAAGATGTTTCATTTAAAGGATAAGGTTTTAATCCAAAAGGAGAAACATCATACAATACCCCTTGTTTATCTATTGTTAATTCCTCATTAATGCTTTGGGTCTCATCCTGATCGGTAAAAATACGCACTTTTACATTAAGAAGCTCTAGAGTTTTACTATCAATATAAACATCGGTATTTGCCCATGTAGTTTCAAAAAAAGTCCAGTTATAGGCAATAAACCAAGACATATAGCCTTTGCCGTATTCAAGATATGATTGTTTGCCTACTTTGTCAGAATAAACCAGCAATTCCCCTTGTGACATTCCAAGATATAAATTTTGGGTAGTAGAATCATATAAAAGGCTTGAACTTTCTGCAAAGTTCTCGCTAAATACGACCCATGCTCCCTCACTATTTAACTGATAAATAAAACAGCTATATTTTATTCTAAATCCTAAAAACCGCCCATAAGGATATAAAAAGGCTCTCATACTTCTAAAATCCCTATCAGTTTCTATAAAGCTAAGCTGGCTATTAATATAATGATCTATAGGAGTTGAAAACTGATAAGATACTTGCAATTGCCTAAAAAGATTAACAGAGCTTAAAGAAACAATCCCATATTTGGACAGGAATATAAGATTATTTGGAACTTCTACAAATAAAGTTTGTTGGATTACTCCTACTGGCAAAGTCTGTTCCCATTTAAAATCTGGTAAAACAATCCCTTGTCCGTCATCATGAGTTGTTGGGTCTTCACCTATCCAAACCTGCGTTGTTTCTCTTCCTAAAAATAAAGTTCTTCCCTCAAACATTGTTATTGCTTCCAGATTATCAGGAACACTTGAGTTATTATTTAAATTAATAAAATCAATTTCATTGGTTTGCGGATTGAACCAATCATAAATACTTTCTGTTTTAGCCGCATAATAAGCTCTCATTGCAAGTAAGGGTGATCTGAATTTATCTTTGTATGTTCTACCTCCTGCTACCGCCCATAATCTTTTATGGACAACGGCTAAATAACTAAAGGATGGGCATAGTTTTTTATATAATATTTTCCTGACATTTGCTTGCGGAGCAATATTAACTGTGATTGTCATTACTATCTGATTATTAACTGGAGCAGTATAAGCTATATTGGTAATAGTTACAGCTTTATTCTCGACATCACTAACTAAGGTAAGCCCGTCACCTATATTTATATCAGCTTGCAAAGTAGCAAGATAACTTTGCGGAATTGAAAATGTTAGATTTAAAGCGTTTATAACAATTGGAGTAACATTTGGAATAGGAACCGGAGCTTTTAAAGATACTAAATTAACTCCATCATATACTTTTACTGGATCAACTCCATTAGCAATTAATAATTTGCCTTGAAAATTTACATAAGAGACGATAACGAGAGGGTCTACTTGATCAGTTATAATTTCATAAGCTCCGTTAGCCGCAACTCTAGCAATTAATCCTCTTTCAATATAAACTTGGAAAGGATTAGTAACATTAGCTCTAAGTACTGGGAAATCAAAAACTATTTGTAATTCGGTAGAAGTTACAACGCTAATTTCAGTTTCCACTCCAATTAGCTGTTTAAAATAAATACGTATTCCATCATTAATAGAGTTTCTTAAAAAGGTTCTATATTCTTGTTGAAAATTGGCAAGAACAATTGTTGCTCTACACCACCCAGCTAAATTAGGATGCTGGGCAACTGTGATATTTTGATGAGTTATGCTTGATTGATCAAGATACCTGACATAAACAAGTTTCTCAGATGTTCCATCCTCTTTTAAGAATGGCATCACTGCTATAATTTCTCGCCAATAAGCAGCATCATCAAAAGGAAAACTTGCGGTTAACTCCGTTCCATACCGCAACGCTCCAGTTTTATTATCACTAACTAATATATTCTGAATAAATCGGCCGTAGCTAATATCATCCTTAGTATTGGTATTAATACCCTTAAATGGAAATGGAACTGGTAATGTTTGTGGATGATGATTAAACATTATAAACCATAGTTTTTAAATTTAGCTAATGTTTCTTTATCTTTTTCCCATACATTCCTTATATAAGCCATTTTATCCATAAAGACCTTGTTGCTGAAATAGAAATAATATAAAGCTCCATGAACTAAGAATATATGATATGGAAGAGGATAAACAGGAGTATCAGTCTCAAGGTTATCATCGTTAATTTCTTCTACTAACCTTTTTGGATTAGGAACGTAAAAGGCAGTTAAAAATCTTTTATTTACATTGTCCGTAGGGTCTATTCTAGTTTGATATTTAATTCCTGAAGTTATATTGGTGTATATCCATTTATCCCGAAAAACATACTCATCAGGTGCAATATTAACTATCGTATGATTCGCCTGTTTCAAAGAAGTACGACCAGCAACCACAGTGTCTAATTTAAATAAATCGGCAGGTGCTTTAAAAGCACCTATATCATTATCACCCCACGTAGTTGGAGCATAATTAAAATACGCATATTCACCCTGAAGTATTGTTTTTAGACCAGAAGACGCTATTTCGTAAAGCTCATCATTTGCCATATTCAAGTATTGCAAATAGGCAGCTCTTTCTTTAGGTGTTAGTTCGCTCTTATCAGTACTTAAGCGATTTGTCAGTTCTATTAATTCAGTTACGTTCATAATGTAAAGTTAATTTTAATTAACTATGAGAACTATAGTATAATTGTATTATTGTGTGTTTATCTCGGAATAGATTGATATTTCTGTCTGGCACTCTAAGAGCAAGACTATCTCCTTGAACAAACACAGAAACACCTGTATCTTCATTTCCAATGCTCGTTTTTGTATAAAAATCAAACATACCTATAAATGATGGGGTTCCCTGATCCACAGTTCCGCCAATATTACTTTCTATCGAATTTGGATTATATATACCAAGTAATACTGCGGCAATAACTGCTTTGGATTTTCTTATACCTAAATTTGAAAGAGATATATAAAAATTATTTACTGGGGCATTACTATTAAATCCATCTGCTGGAAGATCTAGAGCTATTATTTTGCTGATAATTCTATCAGTTATAATAGAATTATTAGTTATTTTAGTAGTACAACCTGCTACTTCTGGTAAGTCATTTGATCCATCTATAGTAGATGGTCTAATGTTTAAAATTCTACCGGGAGCACTTGCAGTAGTACTTAATGTTACAATTTCTTTATTAAGAATAAACATAATATTTGTTTTTTTAAATTGATAAAAAAGATAAAGGAGGAAAAACCTCCTTTATTTATGCTCCGTTATTCACCGGCATCAGTACTATAGAACAATTGTACCATTGCAGTTTTACCCTCAAACAATGCTAATTGAGCAGTAGGAATCCTTAAAATCAGTTTTGAGTTAACAACAGATAATGAATTGACGTTAGCTGCTGTTTTATCCCAAATTCCAATAAAAGATGGAGTTGCGCCAGCACCTGCTTGTTCAGTAGAAGCTGAGTTATAAACCCCAAGTAAAAGAGCGGCGAGTACTGGACGAGTTCCCGGAATACCAAGTTTTACTAAATCAACAGTAAAATAATTATTATTAGCCGCAAGTACTCCACCTGTAGGAATTGTAATTGCTACAAGTTTACTAATAATCTGATCGGCATAAACAGCAGTAGCAACAATTGGAGTAACACTATCAGCAGCAGCACTGTCTCCTGTAGCACCAGTTATTACGCTTGGGTTCACGTTAACTACAGCTCCAGCGGCACTAGCAGCAGCAGGAGTAGAAACATTGTATCTATTTAATATAAACATAATTAACCTCTTTAAGATATTGTTGTAAATGAGTGAACTACGCCATACTCAACTAAATTGGTATTATTTCCTTTAACACCTCTAGCTTTGGATGGATATTTAAGCAATTTAAGTCCGCTTATTTCATTGTGAGCAAGACCTTTGTATAAATCGTAGTCTGTAGAACTTCTTAAAGTAAATGTAGGAGTTTGACCCATACCAAAACCAACAGCAGCAGCACCGCAGAAAAGAGAGTAAGCATAAATGTTACCAGCAGCATTGGTAATAAGGAAATTACTAAGTTCTGGAATAACAATAATCATTACACCCTCAATAGTTCCTTTATACATTGAACCATGAAGAATTGATGGTTGATCCTGATTCTCAATTACACCTCTATTCACTTGTGCTTGCCATACTGGATCAGCAGCTAGTTTGTTGTAAGTCTCAGGAGCAATGAAAAGCACATAACGCTTATCTTCAAAACCACTATATGTTTTATATTTATAAGGTCTTATAGAAGATTCTTTTACTGTATAAGCATTGTCAGTAATTGTTAAGCTTTGACCAGTTGATGCTTGGTTAAACAACTGACGTATATGTGATACGTTCATTAGATTAGTAGCGACAGGGAAGCGTCCGACTGTTAAAGCAGTTACAAGATCAGCATAAGTAGTTCTACAGTTACCACCTGCCAAGTTTGGATCGCCGATTAGTATTCTAGCTCTTGAAATACCACCGCCCGCAGCAACATCAAGACGAGAAGCAAGTATTCTGGCTTTCAAATCCGCATAACTGAATTGTTGATTTAAACTTGGAACAACACCAGCAGCGCCACCATCAAAAGCAAGTGCAAAAGATTGAAGAATTCTTTTTGTATTAAGCGAATCCGCTTTAGCAAGTAAATCAGCTTTGACATCAGATTCCAATTGAAATTTAGTTTGTAAATTCATGAGTTGTATGTCAGTTAATAAAGTTGCATATCTTATTCTACCAACATCTACCATATCACTAACGTATGTTAGCTCGTTCTCATTACCCTCTAATTGCTCGTTACCGATAGAAACAACTGGGTCAAAAGTTTGTCTAAGTGGAAATATAATACGATCACCATCGCCTTTACTTTCCATTTTATTGTAAATAACTGCATCACTACCGCCCATAAAACGAGCAAAGTTAGTAACGTTTCTATAATCCTGTAAATAGGGGATTAATACATTTTTTTCAAACAGCTGGGTTTGAAATGTATTATTACGATCAAATGTTGCCATTTTTAATTACCTTTCTTTTTTTTTGAATATTAAAAAATATTAATTTTAAGCAAAAACTTAAAATTTTATTAATTAAATTCCAAGAACGGGAGAAATCTTTTGAAAGTAAGACGTGAGGGAAAAATCATCTTATAACGTGAGAGGTAAGGACTAACCGCCTCTATTGTTAACGATAAAATGCCTCTCTTCCTTTTGAAGAAATGCCATTGTTTCTAATTTTGCCAAATATCAGCAAAATTTTTAGCTTGTTTTGTATTTGCAAGGTTCGAAACTTTAGAATTTATTGATCTATTATGCACCACTCCCTCTGTAGTGTCAACCTCGCTTTCAAGCTCTTTATTACGTTTTTCTAATTTTTCTATTTTAGCATGTAAGGATTTTATAAATGGAACTAAACCACCGCTTTTAGCTGCTCCTTTAAAAACTGTTTCATAAATATCAGAACCAGTAGTAATTATATGATCAATTACTATTTCTGGAGTTTCTGCTTGTATATAATTTATTATTTTTTCCTGTTCATCAGCAGGTAATAAAGGGAAAAATCCAAAAAAAGCTTGATATTTTTCATCTAATTCCGAATCTTTATTATATTTTTTAAATATATGAAATTCCTTATCAAGGTTAGCTTTAAGGTCTGCGTACGAATTACCTTTACTACCCTCTTCCTTTAATTCTTCCTCGCTTATTGCTGTATCATCAAAAGCTTTAATGGCAATACTTGCTTCATCTTCATTTATAAGGGAATCTTCTTGTAATTTAGATAGGAATTCCGTTACTTTCTTCTTGGCATTAATGAAAGCTGCATTTTTCTTATGCCCCCAAGATTTGGCATCGCTTAGTTGTTTTTTTAATGATTCATATTCAATTTTTAAATCGGCTTTTAGCAATCCTTTTTGTTGATCTTCTTCTTGCTCTTGCTTTTCTGGGATTGTTTCTCGTTCTTCTCGTGTTTCTCTTTTTTGTTCATTCTCATTTTCTACCTCTTCTTTTATTGGTTGTTTAATATTATCATCCTGTAATTTAAATTCTTTTTGTTGTTTATCTTCGTTTGTCGTTTCCCCTAAAAAGATTTTTGCAAAAGCATCGTCTATAGTGGATTTATTTAAATTTTCAGTCATTATATTATTCTTTTTAATTATTTTATGGCTTTTCTATTTTTTGTTCTTTCCCTTGCCCCTGCATCATTTTTATAAACGCCTCGTTTAAAGCATAGCTATCAGATTCAGTAAAACCTAATTTTTTCAAGAATAGCGGCTCTGATAAAATAAAAGCAGGATTAGGACTATTAAGCAATGCTTCAAATTTGGCAGCTTCTTCTTCATGGGAAGTAGCAAAATTTGGAGCAAAATCAGCAAAGATTTCAAAGTTAATAGATGATATTTCATCGTTTAAATATCCAATATTAAATTTATTATCCTTATAGTAATTAAAAGCATATTGTAAGTTCTTAATACCTCTGATTGTATCAAGAATTAGTTGCCCCTCGGAAAACAACATATGTTCATAAGTTGCATGTAAAGGGTTTTGAGTTCTAGCGGCATTGACGGCTCTTGCTTGAATAGCAACGCCGCTTACTGCATTGGTCTGCTCTCCTTTTAGTTCGTCAAACAACTGTGTTCTTTGTTCGAATTCCAGATCAATTCTAGTTAGTGTTCGCTCTAAAAAAGGTAATAATGTTTCAGAATTAATTAACTGTACTTGATGAGGGTTTTTAGTAAAAATCATCCCATCACGTCTATTAAGTTCTCCTCGAAGTATTGGCCGCATTTTTTCTAGGTTTACGTTATCCTCATCTATAATCAGGTATTTCGAATTAAGACCATGAATAGTTTTAGTCCATACATAATTTAGACATGTAGAAAGAGGAATAAGTCCATCAACTACGCCATAAGGAATACTTAAATAGTTTCTTTTTAAACACAAAGGTAGTAACGGAAAATGCTTTTGATTAGGTATTTGTCCATCAATAGGTCCATGTTCTAAAAGTACATCAGCGCAAAATACACCTTTCCAAATTTGTGTACCCTCTAATTCTTTCAAACTCGAGCCATCTACTTTTCTACTTTCTGCTACTTCTTTATCAAAAGTAGAAAAGTATTGCTCAGTAACAACACCATCAGGGGTCTCAGGAGAGAAAGCAACTATTGCCTCGTAGTATTTGACGTTCTTTTTATAGTATACTTCAACAATCCTTGCTGACCTACCAAGTACCCATAATTCTTCTAATCCGTCTCCATGATTTAAATCAGAATAAGGAATATAATCATCTCTTATTGCTCCTGTTCCACCGCTTGCAAACTCTCCTGTGGAATTAGTACCAGCAGGCTTATCAATTAAATTATCAAAATATTCTGCATATTTAGGATAGCGTTTTTTTAGTTTTGTTCCATTAACAAAATAACTACGACAAACAAACTGTGAGTCTTCCATACGAGCGGATTGGTCATCTGGATCAAAATACACTTCTCGTGGGTCTACATAATCATAGAAAAAAGTGCATGTATTATCTGGTTCATAGCCAAAATGAGACCAGCCAAGTCCTCCTATTAAAGCATCAGTATATTTTTGAGTGGATTTATTTTGAAAATCATTTTGCGCCTGAATAACATATAGCATGTTATTTAAGTATTCAGCTATCAAATCATGCTTTGATAAAGATGTCGTAGCTTTATAAGCTATCCTTTTTCTTGCTGCTATCTGCAAAGAAACATAAGTAGTAACTATTGGCTCTATCCTATTAACAACAAAAGGCATAGCACCAACGTCGGCAAATTCTTTTTTTAGTTCTTCATTCCATTGATCACCATAATAAAATTTAAGGTTTTCATCATATTTCAATCGCCATTGTTTACGTATTTCTGAATTGGCAGAATAATAGAAATAGTCTTTTAATTCCTGTAATACTTTTGTCTTAGCTGGGGTTAAATTTATCATTTGTGCAAGATTCTTTTTTTAGTTTTAAACTAGTTTCACACTATAGATTCCATTTCTTCATATCCAGTAATAATACAATCAAATTTATCATCATATCCATCTGAATAACAAATCAAGCTATCTCCATTTAGTAATCTATGTTCTACAACTTCCGAAGCCCCACCATAAACAATTCCAAGTAAATCAGTAGTTTGATTGGGTAATATTAAAAGATTTTGAATAATAAAAGCCTCTTGTATGGGATTTTCCAAAAGAGCTATTACTTGTAAATTAAGCCTTATATTCCTACCGGATTTATTACAACATCTAATGGACTTAATAACAACGTTACCCTCAGCGCTGAAAAGAGCAGTTCTTGAATCACTTAAATTATTGAATAGTAGTCTGATAGGTTTTATAAAATTCATATTATTTCTTTTAGAAAATCCTGTAATCTATCGTATTTTTGTTCCAAGATTTCTTTTTCTTCTAGTGGCATTTCCGCTCCAGTGCTTTTATAAGAGTAGTAATCCATTACACCCTTTTTTAAAAAATCTGCTAAAATACCAAAACTGGCAACTTTTTCAGAACATTCGCACATTAAAGCGTAGTCCTTTAAACTTTTATTTTCCATATTATTATTCACTTTTTGCTGGTGGAGTATAAGCAGCTAAAAATTCTCTTATTTTGGTTATATCATCTTCTAATTCTAATAAAGATTTTTCTGCTGCATTTTTCAATTCTAAAAACCTTGCATTATTTAAATCTATTTCATTACCAAATATTTGGGTAGCCCACCCGCTCAAATTATTTGCATCAGACATAAACCAACTTAAATAATTTACCGCATCAGGATTCATTGGTACCATTATAGGATCAGTCATTTTATTACCTTCCTTGTTTTTTATTTAAATTATAATTTTTAATTAACTTTTGAAACAATATTTTCTAAATATTCTATTTGTTCTTTTAAAAGCTTTATATCATTAATTAATATAGCTCTACGCTCTTCTGTAGCTAAACTTGATTCATTAGAAAAATATAATAATGCATCGTTTAATAGTGCTTGAGCATATTTAGGAATTATATTGATAGATTGTTGAAAATCATTCATGGGATACTCGCAAATAGTTACTTTGATGCAAATATAAATTA